ATCTTGGTAAAGCAGTTGATTTTAATGATGAATCATTAGCAAAGTTTAGAAAAGCTACTGATGGTACTGTGTCAGATGTTGATTTAATGATTCAAGCAAATAATGCTATGTTGCTTGGTATTGTGGAAAATGATGATGCTTTTGCAGAATTAATTGACAATGCACAAAGACTTTCGAAGGCAGTAGGACAAGATGCTTTATTTGGTATTGAGAGTTTAACAACTGGTATTGGTAGGCAATCAAAACTTATGTTAGATAATCTCGGTATTGTATTAGATACAAATTTAGCTTATGAAAAGTTTGCAGAAGCAAATGGTAAATTAGTAAAAGATTTAGATGAAAATGAAAGAAAACAAGCATTTATTCAAGCAGCATTACAATCTACTGCAGAAAAAGTAGCACAACTTGGAGATGAAGAATTAGATGCTACTGATGCAACTAATCAATTAGCTACTGCATTCGAAAATTTACAAGGTACTATTGGAATAGAATTGCAAGACGAAGTAGAAGCTACTTCAGGATTGTTTGCAGGATTTTTATCAACAATGGATTTTTTAATTCAAAGAGTTGGATTATTTAATTTTATAACTGGACAAACTATTAATACACTTGCAAGACAAGCATCTCAACCACTTCCTGTTCCTGAAAGACCTGATATACCATTATTAACAGATGATGAAGATGATATTTTACCTGATATGGATGTAGCAGATGAAAATTATAGTCATTTAATTGAATTGGATAATAAATATGCAAAAGAACAAGAAAAGAATATCAAGTTTTTGCAAAAATTAGAAAATGAAGCATATCAACAAAGAATAGCACAAAATCTTGAAGCAGCAATCTTACAAGGACAATCTGCAAAAGAAGCTGGTGTATCAGTAATCAAAGCTGAAATTGCAAAATCAACTGCATCATTAATTACAAAAATTATGCAAGGTGTTCCATTTCCATTAAATTTGGCTTTAGCAGCAGGGGCAGGTGGAATGATTGGAAAAGTAACCGATTCTTTATTTTCCTCTTTTGCAACTGGTGGTAGTTTTGTAACAAAGGGCAGAACTACCTTACCTATTGGAAATGGAGTAGTAGTAGGAGATAATGCAAGTGGTATGGAACGAATTGATGTAACACCATTACCAAGTCCTACAAGTAATGGAAATAACATCACAATAAACATATCTGCCCCATTGGTAGATGAAACAGTAGTAGACCACATTATTCCTGCTATAAGGAGAGCAGAAAAATTAAACTTATGAGCAATGTAACAAAATCAACAGCTTTTGCATACATACCAAAGAGATTATTTGGAATGAAAAAGAAAAGCATAAAACAGAAACTAAAAAAACCAAAACTAAAATTAAGGAGATATTAAAGTGGAACTTGGCAAAGGAACTAAATTTACATTCAGTATTGAAACACTTATCAGTATTTGTGTAACAATATTTATGGTAGTTGGGTTATGGTTTAATCTTCAAGCAGACATTGAAGAAGCTAAACAATTACCTGAACCACCAATAAGCAGAACAGAATACGACTTAAAGGATCAGATGATTCGTAATTCTATTTTAAATACTGAAGAAAAAGTAGAAAAATTAGAAGATAAAGTAGATGACATTAAAGAGGATACAAGAAGTATCAATGAAACCCTACTTAATATGAACAATAAATAGGATGGATTATGAAAAAATGGATAAGTATGTTGTTATTGTGGCTTGGACTATCTACATCATGGCTACAATCTCAATCAGTATCTTTGGATAGTTTTCAAGATATTCAATTAATGAAAAACGAGTTTTGTGCAGTTATAGAAGTCAATGCTTCTTGGAATTGGGCAAACAGAATCCCACTTGAAAAAATAGAGAAATGCTATACTGGATATGTAGATTTAGCTAATAAACAAATCGGTGCAGTTATTCAAAAAGAATGGGATATCAAAGTAGTACCTACTATTATTATTTTTGAATATGGTAAAGAAGTAAAACGATTTGAAGCAGGTATTTCAATGAAGTTTAGAGAAGATGAAATTTTAAATAGCATTAGAAGGGAAATTGCACAATAATGGCAAAGCATTACACCAAACCTAAATTAAGAGAACGAATTAAAAATCGTATTATGAGAAGTTCTAAAGGTGGTAGACCTGGACAATGGTCTGCAAGAAAATCACAACTTCTTGCTAAAGCATATAAAAAAGCAGGTGGTGGATATAGAGGTGGTAAAACCAAAGCAGCTAAATCTCTTACAAGATGGACAAAACAAAAATGGAGAACCAAATCAGGGAAACCTTCTTTAAAAACAGGAGAACGATATTTACCTGAACGACTAGTAAAATCTATGACTTCATCTCAATATGCTTATGAAACAAGAAAGAAAAGAGCAGCAACTAAAAAAGGGAAACAATCTGCTAAATATTCAAAACGAACAACTAAACGAATTAGGAGATATACATGAGTTTTGTTAATTCAAACTATGAATCAAAGCTATCGCCAACTATGACTGAAAATTGGTTAGTGCAGATATTTAAAAATAATAATTCGAGCATCTTAACAACTAATACTCCTGATTTAGCATTTAGTTTTTCTGCTACTACTTATAATAGCATAAACTATTACCCTGCAATCTTAAACAAGCCAAGTATATCTTATTCATTGGATTTAAAAGGATTCACAACAAAAACTGGTAATATTAATCTAAACATATCCAATATAGATTTAGATGGAACAACCCTATTAGAACTATTAGGAAATGAATATATTAATGGTCATGTCAATGTATTATCTCAAATAGATGGAGATAATACTGCTAATAATGCTTTACAAATCTTTAGTGGTAAAGTATCAAGTTTTGGTTATAGAAATAATACTATTGTATTGAATCTAATATCTAATAGACCATTTCAGAATGTGTCATTACCACAAGCAAAAACAACTGGAGATTTTGCAGGGTTTAATATTCCTTATGTATTGGGAGATTATAGTGTTTCATCAGGAAGTGTATTATCTAAGCAACTATATAATTTGTATAAAGTTCCTTTTGTTAGAAATGATAATGATAATTTAGCATTCTTACTTCCTAATAAAATTGCTAATGATACTTCAAGCATTGTTAATATGGAATTTTATGATAAAAATGTACAACGATTTATTCCACTTACTAAAGCAGGGTTTGCATCAACAACTACATCAAAACTTTTAAATCCTTCTGATACAAATGGTGGAACTACAGTAGAAGTCAATAGTCAAATCGTAAAAGATTTCAATGTATTACCAAATGATTTAACTGATGAAAACTTCAATGAATTATCTATGTTTAGTGAAACAGAATTTGAATCTGCTACTTTTAGTAATGGGGCTAATGCTTTTGATTTAGAATCTGATGGAACAGTAGATGATACAACATTTGCTACAATTAGTGGAGAAATCAATCCTGATCAAGGTGATACTAATGCAGATGCAGGTGCTTCGATATTTTTAAAGTTTCCAAAACCAATGCACAAACTTACTGGATTTAATATTACTATGCGATACTCAGTAGATTTAGGAAATGCTAATTCAGGATCATTTAGTGGTTCAGGTTTTAAATTATATTTACATTCAGATGATTTATCAGGAAGTATAAATTTAGCTGATGAAACCAATGCAGAATTTTTTAAAGGTAGTGCAGGAAGTGGAATTAACAATGCTCACACTTCAAATGTAGCAATCAACACACAAACAACAAGTATTGATGCAACTGAATTTGCAGATATATTTAAGAATGGACAGATACAAGATAGATTTAGATTAACTTTTAGATTGTTTGCAGATAGTACTGGTGGGGGTGGAGAGGTTGAGTTTGATAATTTTACTGCAACATTAAAAATTTATAGTATCTTTGCAACCTATACAACAGCATTAACAACTGTTGATGAACCGATTGCTAAACAAGAATCAAATGCTAATATTAGTGAACTATATATAGGTCAAGATATTACTACTGGAGATTTTAATGGACACACAGGAGTAAACAATGATTTAAATAATCCTGTATCAATTCATAGACAAGTTATTAAAGATTTTGTAGGTATTAATTCGGATTCAGGAGATACTGATAATTTAGATAATGGATATAAGGGTGTAGCAGAATTAAGAGATTCTACTACAACCAGTCCAACATCAACTCATTGGAAAACACGATTAGCATTATATGAACCAACTTCATTAGAAGATGTAATGGAACAATTACAATATGAAGGATGTTTCTTTTTTCAATATAGTCCACAAGCACAACAAGCATCTACCATATCAGGTGTTTCTACTTTACGATACTTTACTATTGAAGATAGTGTTACTGCTAATGTAGACTTATCACAAAATGATATATCTGATTATGAGATTGGCATTACACCTGCACAAGATTTAGAAACTAATTTAGTAGTAAACTATAATCTACATCCTGCTGAAAATAAATATGAGGACCAATACATATACCCATCAGATGCTGATTTTAATACATCAAAACATAAAACTTTTTTTGGAACAAGAGAAGTTCAAAAACAAGAAATCAATCTTGATTTGCTATATGATAGTGTAGATGAAGTAGTAGGTTCAAGAAATTCCAGTTGGATTAACTTTAGAGAAAGTCTATTTGGGGATTATAAAACTACAGTCAATGCAACTTTAGTTAATCCTGAAAAATATGGAATGCTACAAGTAGGTGATGCTTTAGATTTTGGGGAAATCACTTTTAGTGAACTGGGTAGTCCATTTGATGAAATATCAGACACCTTTGATAGTTTTGTTGCTATGCCTACAAGACTATTTAAAGATGCTTGGTCAGGGAAAAAATTTATAATAACAAATCTGAAACGACAAGTAGGGAAAGTTTCAGTACAATGTAGAGAGGTTTAGAAATGGCATCATATTTTATTTATGATTCAATCAATCAATATAGAAGTGATAACACAATAAGTGAAGGAACATTTGGTTCAGGTTTTAGTGCATCAGATTCATTGACAAATCACAAAAGAGTTTCAGACCAAAATATAGGTACAGTAATATCAGGAGTAAATGCAAACGATGCTATTGCTTATACTTTGGGAACTGCTGCTACTGCCAATGCTATCGCAGTTTATTTCACAGGAGATGATGGAGTTACTGCTAATGGTGATGAAATGACAATTAGAGCAGGTAATACTGTAAATGCATTAACTGCAGCAGGTAAAAGTTTTGCTTCTACACATTCAGGATGGTCAGTAAGCAATGTTCATGATAGTGGAAATTATACCGATGTTGGTAATTATAGTATTTGGTGTGTTGAATTTAATGAAGCACTAACAAACATATCTGAAATCTTAATTGGAAGAAAATTAGATTTTGAAATAGAACCTGATGTCAATGTTCAATCATCTATTAATTATGAAAATGAAGTTCAAAGATCATTAGGTGGTGTAGAGTATGCTATTAATGTAAATCCAGGACAAGAAGTATTTACCATATCATTTCAAAACATATCAAGCACATTTAAATCTGATTTAACTACTATGCAAGATGCAATCAAA